ATTACTAGACAATGGCTGAGAACCACTAGAAGTGTGAGCTGTATTAACAATATAAATGTTTCCATTACTAGTATCTTTAACTAAATCTCTTTGAACATAAGCTGTACTTGCAGCCCAATTCCCTCTAAAGTTACCTATCTCTTGTGAGAAAATAAGACCATTTCCAGCACTATTAACAGATAATATTTTGTTTGCAACTAGTTCAGGGAAGGTTAATCCATAAGCAGTAGATGTTGTACTAGCTGCTTTTGGTACTAAATTGATATCTACTTCTAGCTGTTGTAATAATGCAACAAATTTATCTAGTTCAGTATTAAGAGAATTAATAGGAAATGTACCAGTAGTCGGAAAGTCAGTAACTCTTTCTGTAGGTAAATTACGAAGAATTGTATATTTATCATTAAGAGTAGCACCTGAACCGAGTGTAATTGATCCACCACCATTAACACCAGCACCAGTTACTGAGTATTGTGTAACTAAAGTAGGGTTAGAATTAAGGGTTAAAGTGGTGTCTACACCACCAGCACTAGTATTAATAACTAATAAATCTTCATCATCAAAAAACTCAAAAGGTACAGAAAATGTAGTTTGCCCAGCAGTAGCTGTATATTGTACTCTAGGACTCGTATCTGATATCTGTAATGCCATTATCTTAAACCTTTTTCAATTTTGTCAAAATTACTATCCAGCCACCATACATTTTGGAAAGGTATGAGTCTACGCACATTCTTTGCATCATGGTGGTTATAAGTACCTGTTCCCCATGCCCACATAATCTCAGATATATTAGCTATTTGATTAGCTGTAGGACCTAAAACATCAGGAATAGGATTGTTAAAAACATCTCTATATGTGCCATAAGGCTTCTTATCACCTAGTAATGGTCGCATTCCTATCTGGTTATTAGTTAATCTCTCTAGGTTATTATTAATATCAGAGAAAATTCCACCTAAACCAGAGCGATCAAAAGCATCTACAAGCTTTTCATTACCCTTTTTCTTACTGTAATCTCTACCACCTTGATTAGTTCTTATAGCATCTACAGCTGCTCCACCCATCATTAGCAACATAACTCCAACTAATTGGTTCATATCTCTTTCTTGTAATCCTCTCATACCAATTCTTTGAGTAGAACTAAACGCCCACTTCTTAAACTGTGTTAATAATCCACCCATTTCACTGTTAGTCCAAAGTGGAACATCACCTTTTCCAGGTGTTACAATATCTATATTTCCTTGTTTAGCTAAAGCATCATTCATTAGTTTAGCGGCATCAGGATCATCCCATGCATCTGTATTCGCAGTTCTCATATACTTGTAGTCTAGGTTCGTCTTACCAGCTTTAAGATCATTAACCGAACCTTTACCTACTCCGTATTTCTTATACTGAGCTAATATCTTTTTAGAACCTTCTAGGTCTATTCCTAAAGACTGGAGTCTAGCTTTATTAACTTTAGAGATAGTTCCTTTTTCTACCCATCCTTCAATGGCTTCTATCATTCTAGTAGAATTGTAAGTAGAGCTAAGAGTCTTAACAAAGGTATTCCAAGGGTTAGCTAAGTTAAAAAAAGTAAAGTAAATATTACCTAAACTACTGACTGTTCTTTCTGTTTTATTAAATACTCCATAGGCATCATCAATGTCATACATTCTCATAACAGTAGAACTAGTAGCTAAATCTAGAGCTTCACCACCTAGATTAATAGATTTCTTATTCATCTTGTATAGCTCTTTAGCCATACCACTAGTTAAAACATCCCAGCTAACACCCATTGTTTTCATAATACCATTGGTTGTAACTAATCTAGCAACGTCTACTACTTGAGATAATCCTGTAAGCATAGTCATAGCATTGTATAATTTAACCATTCTAATCATTCTACTCTGCCATCTATTAGGATCTGGATGTAATCCTCTAGTACCTTGTACTAACTGAATACCAGCATAAGCATCTTCTAAAGCTTCTTTACGAGCTTTTCTAACCTTATCAGCAGCTTTAGAATCAAAACCTTTTTCAATAATAGTTTTTTCTAGGATTCTATTGTATTCCATATCAATGGCTAATAAGCCTCTTTGGAATGGAGAATCAGGATCTTTCATTGTTCTTGAACCTAATCCTAAAGGATCTCCAAATACTTTACTAACTTCAATATCAGGAACTACTTGATTAAAATATAATCTATTTAAGTAAGTTAAATCTTTCTCAATGAATCCAGCATCCATTAATTTCTTATAACCAAATTTACCTAAGTCAATATGACGAGAATAGAATCGACTACTAACTTTATCGACTGTTTCTAGTTTAGGTATTTGTTTACCAATAACATCCCATACACTAGAGAATTGAATAACAGGCTGATAGTTACGGAAGTTTTCAATAATACTTTCTATCTCATCTTTGGTTAAAGAAGCTAATTTAGGATCATTAGGATTGTTTAAGATCTCTCTCATGATTCTTTGGAAATCACTAAAACGAGCATCTATTACATCTCTTTTGTAAACTATATTAACATAGTCCCTTCTTCTAATTCCGTTTTTATTAACGTAATCTAATCTCTTTTGAAGTTTATTAATCTGAACACTAATATCAGCTATTTTGGCAGATAGTGTTCCCCTTCTAATTTCATCTCCTGTATTTTTTAATTCTCTTTTCCATACTTCTCTAAAAAAGTCTAATCTTTCAATATTAGTATCTAGGTAAGACTGAACAATCTTTGCGTTGTCATACTCATTAACAAGATCATCATAATACTTTCTTTGAGTTTCTGCTGCTTGTTTAATAATATCATTAATACGATCATCCTGATTAGCTATCTTATAGTTCTTACCCATTAAAAGTTTTTCAAATACTAGCTCTCTAAATTGAGTAGCGTTTATAACATCATTTCTTAATGTAAACTTTCTATCCATAATCTTTTCATACCAAGCTCTCCCTGATAATCCTTTGTAATGAAGATACTCATCATATAAGCCCATCATTTCTTCGTTAGCTTGTATTACATTGTAATAACGAGATTTGATGTTTCTTTCGATAGAAGGCTTAGTGGCTTCATCTAAGAAGTTCTTTTTCTGCATTAAAGGAATCTCTAGGGTACTTTCAATAAAGTCTTGAGCAGTATCTATCTTTTCTTGTAGTGTTCTAAACACAGGAGTTGTTCTACTATTCTCTCCAAAAATACCCATTCCTGTAGGAGCAATTTTATTAAGGTCATCTGCTTCTCTTGCTAGGTCAGCTTTCCAAAATGATTTAGCACCAACCGAACCACCAGCACGATAATACTCATCTACTTTATCATAAAAGTTAGCTGCTCGATCAAAGTTCTTAGCACTTCCTTTAGGAATAGCTGGGAACAAAGCTGGTAAAATAAAACCACCAGCAGTAATTAAAGCAGTATCTGATATTGGTCTATTAGGATCTACTTGAGCTTTGACTAATTCTTCTCCAGCTACTAAAGAACCCATACCTAAAGAATTAGATAGTCGAGTACCTCTCATCAAAACATTACTAGCTTTACTAAAAAAGAATAGTGATGTGGGATCTGTTAAACCACCTAATATTCTACCAACAATATAGGAAGGACTACTTTTGTATTTGTCTGCTCCGTCTAGGAAATCTTTAATAAGAGCAGAAGCATGTTGTTTATTATTAGCATGTAAGAAATTACCCATATATTCTTCTAGTCCTCTGAATTGAGGATCTAAATAAACATTGTAATTAGGATCTTTTTCTAGGTAAGGATTACCTCTAGCACCATAAGATATTTTATCTCTGGCTAATATAGCTAGTAAGTTTTCATCTCCAAAACCTCTACCAACATTTTGTAGAGCTTCATTAAGATTAAATTCTTCTGGTTGTTCGTATGTTTCTCTATAAGGAGAAATACCAGCTATATTAATAATACCCATTAACCCACTCTATTAGGGTTTAATAAATCTGGATTTAAAACATATGAAGGCATGACATCAAAACTACCTAAAGACCATGCTTTAATAAGATCATAAACATCTTTAAATCTTGATTTATATCCACCTAATCTTACTCCTTCTGAGGTTCTTGCATTCATAGCATCTGTATATAGTTCTTGACCAATACTAAATTCATCTCCTTCTTTGTATGGTCCAAAGACACCAATATATTTTTCATCTCCTGTAGCAGCAAAATTATCTAATGCTGTATAAAACTTAGGACCATTATATCCACCACCTAAAAATTCTAGGTTAGTAATAGCTACTCCTAATAACATATTCTTAGGTGCTTTTAAGTCATAAGCTTTAGTTTTTCTATTAGCTATATCTAACTTTTCAGCTACTCTTTTGTAGAATACATAATAAGCATCTACACGATCTAATCGTTGAGTTCCATTCATTAATCCTTCTAAAGTATATTTTTGTGTTCCATCAGTGTTTTGAATAGACTCTAAAATGTCTATATTAACTTGATCTTTCAAAGAAATTCCCGGTCCAATAGTTGGATCTGAACCTTCTCTAGTTAAAGATTCATACTGTGCTTTAGATATCTTTGATCCATCAATATAAGGCATATAGTTTGCAGCTTCTTGTGCTTTAGCAGTCCCTGATATTTCAGTTAATAACTGTAATCTATCTCCTTCTACAGTAAAAAAGCTTTCAATAGATTTATCAAAAAAGCTTGGATCTTTAGCATCATATACATAACTCTTATATCCTTCATGCCTCATAATAGTTTCAGCAAAAGGATTATTCATTAACTGAG